AAAATTGATGATTTTATTAAATAAGTAATGTATAAAACTTAATGAGTAGCCAACAGGTAGCCAACAAATGCCTTGTTTTCCCTTGAAATATAAGGTACATCAATTTACAAAACGATAGTAAAAGTATCATTTACGAACCCTATAAACTCAATGTTTATGGGGTTTTTCTTATGTTAAGGTATCTTGAAAACTCCCCTAGATTTTATAGGTAGCCAACAAGTAGCCAACAAGTAGCCAACACAAAATAAGCAATAAAAAAGAGGCTATTTTACTTTATTTACTGCCTCTAATAAATCCTCTATATCTTTATGTGTATATACTTTATCAGTAATATCTGTACTTGCATGTCCTAGTATTCTTTTAACACATAATTTGTTAGCATCTGTTCTATCAATACGAGTAGAAAAGGTATGTCTAGTATCATGAGGTTTATGTTCACCATTGAACTCTAATTGTTGTATTATCTTTTCCCATTTCTCATGATAATAGTTCCAATATTTCATTTGGTCGTATTCATGGTTAAATATTAGATATTCACTACCAACTTCAATTGCTTTATCATACCATCTCTTAACTAAAGGTATAATTCTTTCATGAAAAGGTATGACTCTATTTTTACCTGCCTCTGTTTTAGAACCACCTATCATGTATTTCTCCTCCATGTGAACATTTTCTATTTTTATATCTAATAGTTCACCAACTCTCATACCTGTATAGATTAGTATTAAAATTGTGTCAATAAAGTCCATCCTATCAACATTTTTCCATAACTTGTCTATTTCATCCTCTTCAAAAGGAACTCGCTCTAATTTGGTTGTTTTTTTGCCTATATCAATGTATTCTGAATACTTTCTTACATTAATATCATTTTTAATAGCATAATCATACATCTGATGCCATAATATTTTAAATGCCTTTTTAGCACTCCATTTATTACCCATACCATCTACAATGGCTTGTAAATGATTTAATCTGATATCAACAAAAGCCATATCCTGTAAATCTGTACAATAATTCCAACACATATCATATACTTTGGTAGTCTTATATGCAATTTTAGGATATTTTTCATCTTGCCATTTCTGATGTAATTCCTTTACTGTAATATTTCTTGCATCTATATCATAAGGTTTCTCATTGAATAAGGCTAATTCTTGCAGGGCAAGAGTCTTTGTTTCATAATATCCTATGATTTTTCTTATCTGTTTACCATTTTCATCCCATCCTACAGTTTTCCTTACCATATATGGCTTTCTTCTCTTACCTGATAACTTCTCAATAGAACCATAATTATTTGGTAATTTCATTAATCATTTTACCTCCTTTTTATTGTTAAATAGGGCTTTATATGATATAATGAAATAGAAAAATCCATAACATTATATCTTTATATTTTGTTTTTTAGTTTGACCGACTAATAGAGATTTTTCAATATGACTTACTGCTCCAACAGTAGGTCTTTTTTTTATGCTTTTTTGCTTTTAGAATACATTTCTTTAATTTTAAGGACACACCATTTAATTGGTACATATAAACAATATTTAAAGAATAAATAATACATATAGAAAAATAGAAAATAGATAATATTAACAATAATATATTCACTAACTTTCCAACTTGTAGTGTAATATTTACCTTTACCAATTTTATTTACTGTTCTGACTCTTGCTCTCATAATTATCTTTTTAATTTTCTCCTAACTTCTACTGCAACTCCTATTATTCTTACAGGTTTTGTGAGTATATCATACTCATCAAATAAATAAGGTTCATATTCATTGTTTAATGGCTTTAATATGATGCTTTTATTTTGCTTTACAACTCTTTTAAATGTTGCATCATCACCATTAACCATGACTACACAATCATCTCCTGACTCACAATCAGGTTGTTGTTTAATTATAATAGTATCTCCTCTATGATAATCAGGGTACATACTATCACCATCAACAACTAAAGCAAAATATTGCTCTCCATTTTTTTCCCACTCATAAGGTATTTCTTCATATCCTAGTACCTCTTGAATTGCTTCAATAGGTACACCGGCAGGAACTTTACCAAGTAAAGGTATTTTAATTGTCCTAGATGGCATTTGTGTATATGATGCATCTTCTATTGATGGGGTAGGTATCCACTCTCTATCAATATCTACATCATAACCCATCAACCAACCCTCACTAACATCTAAAGCAATAGCAAGTTTGTGTAATTTGTCTGATTTTGCTTTGTACTTACCTGATAGGTAATTACTTATCAATGATTTATCAATGCCTGTTTTGTTTACTAAATCTATTTGTTTTATGCCTCTGATATTCATTGCTTTTCTTAATCTATCAGAAAAATCTTCTACAATCATACATCAGCCTCCCTACATATATTATTATACACAGAAATTAAGAAAAATCAACAAAAGTTGAGAAAAATATAAAAAAATTGAGAAAAATCAATAAAAGTTGTTGACAAAAAAATTATTTGTGATTATACTTAATATAGTTGAGGAAACTCAACCAGATAAAATGGAGGGAGGATATCAATGGAAAATACAATTTTTGATTACTCAAAGTTAAAAGACAAAATACAAACAACTTTATATACCAATAATGATGGTAATACTGAAACTTACAATTTAACGAGTTTTGCTAAAACAATAGGTATTTCTTATTATTCTTTATATAAGAAGTTAAGAAACATTGTACCATTTACTCAACAGGAAATTATTAATTGTATAAAAGTATTAGGAATAGAGCCATCAGAGATTAGTATATATTTTTTTACAGAAAAAGTTGAGAAAACTCAATTTTAGTCGGTCAAACTAAAAAACAAAAACAAAAATAAAGATATAGAAAGGATTTTTTATGAAAAAGAAATTAAGTGTTAAAGAGGTTGCCTCTCTTATGGGTAAATCTACTCAATTTGTTAGAGTAGGGTTACAAAATGGCAAGTTTACATTTGGAAGTGCAGTAAAACTATCTTCAAGATGGTCTTATCATATATCACCTGCATTATTTTATGAATATTTAAATGGTAATGGAGCAAAGGAGGGGCAAGTAAATGAAAACTAAAAGAGTATTAAGACCATGGGTAAAAGTAGCATTATTTATTATTGCAATGATATTAATTCTTATTGGATTAAATAAGATACTTGCAAATGATATGGAGAAACATATTGAAAAAGTATCAGAAGAGTGTGCATCAGAGGGATATGGTATTAAAGCCAAATATACAAAAGAGGGGGATAAATACTATGTCTGCAACAAATAAGAGTCAAATATCTGATATTATTGCTCATTTAAGAAAATATAAGACTATTACTTCTTATGAGGCAATAAAAAAATATGGAGCAACTAGATTATCAGGAATAATATTTATTTTACGAGATAAAGGTTTTGGAATTGAAACTGAAATGATACAAGGCAAAAATAGGTATGGACATGCTACTAATTATGCAGTTTACCACCTTGTAAAAGATTTGGAAGAGGAGGTAGATTAGTGTGCTTTTATTAAAGATACTTTATTATTTCATTTGTGTAGTAGCAATTATATTATCAATATTTTTTGTATTTTATCTAATTAAATCTATTATCAAGACTCTAAAAAGGAAAAAATAATGAACAATAATAAAAGATATTATTGGATAAAGTTAAAGACAGATTTCTTTACTCAAAACACAATAGATTTTCTGCTATCCCAAAAAAATGGTTGTGAATATGTAGTTTTGTATCAGATGCTTTGCCTACTTACTGCAAATAATGATGGAACTTTAGCAACTAGATTTGGGGAAACATTAATACCTTATGACATAGATAAAATTGTTAGAGATACCAAGTATTTTGATTTTGATACTGTAACCATTGCACTAGGTTTATTTAAAAAGTTGGGTTTAATTTATGAACAGGAAGAAAAAATATTGAGAGTATCTGATTTTGAACAAATGGTAGGAAGTGAAACTGTTTGGGCAGAAAAGAAGAGAAAATATAGGGAAGCAATCAAAGGTAATAATGAAAGACAATTACTAGGACATAACGAGGACATTGTCCGAGAAGAGAAAGATATAGATATAGAGATAGATAAAGATATAGATATAGAAGAAGAAAAAGAAGAAAGTGTTAGTGTTAGTGTTAGCAAAACTGACCTTAATAATTTTTTTAAAAGATTTGAAATAAAAGGAAAATTAAATCAACAAGCAATTATAAATTATTTAAATAAAGGTATGACTTTAGAAGTAATTGAAAATGGTTTATTAATTCCTTTTGATAGAAATGTAATGAACTTTGATTTTGATAAAGAAGAAGCACCAATAGGAGATGCAATATCTTATGGTTTAACAATTTTAGAGAATTGGGATAACTTTGGAGTCAAAACAATGGATGATGTCAAGAAGTATAACAAACTTAATAAGAATAGAGAAGTTATGTTAGGTTCTGATAATGGAGGTGATAAATGATGAGATTGGATGAACTATCAAAATACTATCATATCAAGTTAGAAATAAAACAACTTGAAGATAATTTAAGAGAATTAGATGATACTGCAATTGGTAGTCCAATATTAACAGGTATGCCTCATAGTCAGGGGAGTGTAGGCAATCCTACTGAAAGTTTGGTTTTGAAAAAGGATAAACTCTTAAATCTTTTAAAGAAGAAAAAAGAAAAATTATATGATGAACAAATAAAGATAGAAGAGTTTTTAGAAGAGGTGCAAGATAGCACTATCAGAATAATTATTAGAGCAAGATTTATTGATTGTAAGAGTTGGAAGCAAATAGGTAAAGAACTTAATTTTGACAGAACAACACCTTATTATCATTTAAAGAAATATTTAAAATCTCATAATAAGGAGGATATAAAAAAATGACAGTATTAGATTTTATTTATGGAATATTGGTAATTGCTTCAATTATAGTCTTATTTATTGGTTGGCTAGGAACTAAATATGATGTAGTTGGAAGAGATGAAAGAATAAAAGAATTAGAATTACAAATAAAAAAATATGAAGATAAAGAACAAAGAAGAATAGAAAGAGAAAAGAAGAAAAAAGAAAAAAAGATAGCAAAGAAAACCAAAAAAGGTGATGCATCATGAGTGGTGAAATATTAAGTATAGAAACTACTCAAAAGATTGCTAGATTAGAAAAAGAAAATAAAAAGATGTCAGAGATTATTTTTAAGTTTGATGCAGAAGTTAATAAACAATTTCAAATAATTAGAACTTCTTATAATTTACTTAAAAGCAATCCTGATGCTATTGATGATGTATTAAATATTTTAAAGGAGGGATTAAATGAAAGCCAAAGATGATAATTCAGTTAAGTTCTTATATCTTGATGAAAATGACTTTAAAAAGAAATTAAGAAGTTTAAAGACATACTGTCCAATTGCATATAAACAACTTATTTTCAGAGTCAAAAAAGAATTATTAATAGATATAGAAGATGGCACTTATTCTAAAGATTTAAAGACATCTCAAGAGTTTAAGTTCATTTATGGACAAATAAAACTTGTTTATAGTGTCAGAAAAGGAATTATTATCATGGAGAGCATTGAACCCTCACAATTTTTTCTAGATGGTTATATGTCTAGTTTAGATACTTATAAAGGTATTTATTATAGAAATAAAAAAGATAAGTTCAAAATTGATTTAGTTATGCAAATGAAAAAAGAAAGGAATTATGCATTATGAACGAAAAATTAAGAAGAATAATTAATCATTATGGAGTCAAGAAACAACTTAAATATTTTCAGAGTGAGATATTTGAATTAAATGAGGCAATTATTCAATATGAAGAAAGAAGAAGAAACCCTATTGATATTGTCTGCAATGCTTTAGAGCCAATAATGGCATCAATGAATAATAGAAAGGCTATTAAATCAACAGATGAAATTAAAGGTGAAATAGCAGATGTGATGGTTATGTTAAAACAGATACAACTTAATTACAATATATCAACAGAAGAAGTTAAAGAAGTAATGAAATCAAAAATTGATAGACAATTACAAAGAATTAATGAGGAGGTAAAGCAAAATGATAAATGATGCTATTAAAAGAGATAAGAAATTAAAAGAATTAGTAGAAATAACTAATATATCAGATGAAGAGTTTGAAAAATTAGATTATAAAGGAAAACAAAGATATTTTAAAGCAAAAAACAAGTTATGCAAGATATCATTTGTTTCTAGAGATAAAAAAGGCAATGGTATTACTTATAGAAAACCAAAGGAGGTAAAGTAATATGAATATATGGTTTATAGTTCATCTGTTTTTTCAGGCAATGGCAATAGGCATAAACCTTGTTAAAGATGGAGAACCAAAAGAGGGAAATTATAGTTTTATTGCTTCAATAATTGGTGCAATCATCAGTATAGGTATTGTCTATATGGCAATTAAGGTAGGTTTTTAATATGATAGAAAGATTTATTAATAATTATTTATCTACTGCTTTAATAAGAGTATTTAGGCAATGTGCTTTATTAAGATACATTGATTTGCATGTTATACCAAGAACAGATGTTGTTACTATATATGCAAAAGATAAAAGATTTACTGAAAATCTATACAAAGAGGTGTTTTCATTTAGAAAAGATGCATCTATCTATTATCTATGCAATTTAAAAGATACAAATAAAGAGTTTGATGAAATACTAAAAAAATATCAAGAGAAAGAGGTGAGAAAATAATGGATGCCGGATTATTTATAGTTTTATTAGCATGTATTGTATCTGTAATACATATTTTTGATAAAATATTAGATTTTATCATTTATAAGCCAAGACATATTAAAAAAGACAAGGTTAAAGAAGATGAGTTTTGGAGTGATAAAGATGAGTAAGTTAGAAAAAGTATTATTAGGATTAATTCTTACTGCATTAGCAGGACTCATGGCATTATTTATCTATGTCATGATAGATTTTAAAAATGATTATGATTGTTCTACTACCTATGATGTTGATTGGTATATAGAACATAATTGTATGAGATATGAGAGGTGAGATTATGGAAGATAAGGATGTAGAATATTACAATGTACCAATATACATTGAAAAAGCAATTAAAAAGTTATTTAAATTAAGAAAAAATATGCAGGAAGTAACTCAACAGGTAAAAGATTACATGGAAACACATGAAATACCAACAGATACACCACTTGAATTATTAAAATATTTTCCTAAAGAAGAAGTTGACCCCAATCAAATGAAATTAGATATATAGGAGGATAGCATGGAATTATTGATAAGAAGTCAAGATAAAACAGATTTGTTTAAAATTAATAGGTTAAAGATAAGGGAACATGTTTTTGCAAATGGTGAAAAAGAATACTTTATTTTAAATAATAATAGCATGAGTGATGTTGTGGGTATTTATAAAACAAAAGAAAGAGCAATAGAAATATTAAATGACATCCAAAAAATATTTTCACCAAAAGGTATAATTAAGTTTAATTGTATGGTAAGTCAAGAAACTATGCAACAAGTTAAAAATCGTTTTAAAGAAGATTTTATTGTAGGTGATAATAGACTTGAAAAGATTGAGTTAGCAGATAGTTATGTATATGAAATGCCAAAGGAGTAGTATATGAAAAAAATAGATATAGTAGATATAAGAACAATGGTTAAAAAGAATAAAATAAGATTTGAATTAAAAAATAATTATATTTATTTAAAAGATTTAATTCATGATGAACAAGTAATTGTAGGTGAATATGAAGAACAAGACCAAGAAATACTGTCATTTTCAACTGATGGCTTTTCTATGGTAAGGAGGGGAATAAAATGCAAGAAGAAAAATTAACAATGCAACAAATGGTAAACTTTTTTCAAGATTGTAGAGATAAAGGGTTAGATATGGTAATTAAATTAAAGATGCCAAACCAAGAACAACCTGAAATTATAATGAACTATAATAAAAGTATTGATGCAAAGTTAGAATATTATCAAAAGACTTATACTGATGACTTAGTACATAAGAATAATCCTGATATTCAAATAATTGAAATATTAGGAACTAATATACCATTTTAGAGGTATATCATGATAATAGGATTTATTATTGGAGTCTTTGTAGGGTTTACAATAATGGCTTGTATTAAAGTTGGTGATGATAATGATTGAGGAACTAACCAAAATAACCCTAAATGATTATGTCTTAACTAATATAGATTTAGAAACTCTTTGCTTTACTATAAGATTGAAAGATGAAAAAGAATATATTGTATATCATAAGAAAATAAAAGTAGATGGTAGAGTCAAGACAATAAATTATATAAAAAAAGATGGTAAAATCATACCTTTAGATGATGAAGTAACTAAATTACATTTAGCAGAAGTTAGAGTATATCAAAGAGAGGGTATTTAGGTGATTTTATGAGTAGAACATTTAGAATTAAGTTCGGAAGAAAAACAGTACAACCATTTAAGAAACCTGATATTGATAATATGATAATTAATTGTAAAAAAAGAAGAAATCAAGCAGAGGATGATGGTGATAAAGAACAACAATACCTATGGGATAGAAATTACATGATATTAGTTATAGGTATGAACCTTGCCTTTAGGATTGAAGATATTTTACAATTAAAAGTTGATAATTTTAAAAATGGTTCAGTATATACAAGAGAGTTTAAAACAAATAAGGAGCAATCATTTGAATTGCATCCATCATTAGCAAAAGATATTACAGATTATATTAATAGAAATGATTTAATTGAGGGAGAGTATTTATTTAAGAGTAGAAAAGGTATTAATATGCCAATTACTAGACAAAGAGCATGGCAAGTAATAAAACAATTATCTGATGAGGTAAAAGTAGGCTATCCTGTTGGATGCCACTCATTGAGAAAGTATTTTGCTAGGTCATACTATGAAAAGACAGGAGATATCATAGGATTAAAAGAAATGTTAAATCACTCAAATGAAAGAGTAACATTATTATATATCTGTTGGGATAATTCAGATAAAAACGATAAAAGGAAAAACTTTTATTTAGGAAGTTAATAAAGTGGTATGTTTCAACATATCACTAAAATTAAAATCTATTAATTTTACAAAATGAGAGTTTGTAAATTGGAGTAAAAAATAACACTTTCTTGATAACAGGAAAATGATTATAAAATCTAGGAAAAAAAGGAGATTTTTCTTAAAAATATCAATTTAACCGACTTATGTCATTTAGTAAAATTCATATAGGTAAGAATTAGGAGGTAAAATGCAAGAATTATTAGAAATACTAAATGATAATGGTATTAAATATTCTGTATCTGATTATGCAGGTTATGAAAGTGTAGTAATTAAGAAAAATAAATATCAGTTAGAAATATTTAAAGATGATAAAGGCTATGTAAGTGATTTACAGAGAGTTCCTTATACATGGGGTAGGATGGGTTCAACAACTATAGATGGTATTCTTGAAGATTTAAGGAACTTTCTAGGAATAAATATAACTAGTTCACAATTAAGTATATTTTAAGAGAAAATTAGTTAGAAAGGATGTAATATGACAATACAGTTATCTTTGTTTGATAAAGAAGAGTCTGAAAAGATAAAACAAAGTAAGTTTAAAGATAAATGTGATGTCTGTGGTAAGTTTGATTATTTAAGAGGCTATAATAATATTTGTATTTGTCAAAAATGTAGAGAAAAAATAAAATTAGGAGATAAAAATGAAGAAAATAAGTGAAAAAACATTAAATATATTATTTATCGTGTTTGGCTCTATATGGTTATCTATGATATTTTACTTTTTAATCACTAAACAATATGATGAAATAATAGAAAACTTAATTATATTTTTTATTACTTTTATATTAGGAGTAATATATTCTAAATTAAAAAGAAGATGATTTATTATGAAATATAAGAAATTAAAATTATGTTAGGAGGTGAAAAAATGAAATATACATGTGAAGAGTTTGTTAATACTGTAAGAAACAATATTAAAGCAGATTTAATACCTGTAGATACAAGATTTAATGTATTTAACAAAGATGAAGAGTTAGTATGTGATGTAATAGTGGATAGAACTACAGTTAAATATACAGGCGACCATCCAACAGATTTACTTGTAGGAGAATACATATTTGTTGCAGTAGAAGAGTAAAAATCACAAAACTCACACTAAAATAGTAGTATAATGTAATGTAGATAGTATTAAGGCAATAGAAATATTGTCTTTTTTTCTGTGTTTATATGAGGGTATGAATTAAAAATATATAGCACCTTTTCATCCTTTCTGTGTATATAAATTATCTCCTGTCATACTCTCATATAAGCATAGAAAGGGTGCTATGCTTATTTTAGGTAAAGGGAGATGTTTATGCTAAAGAGTTGCAGTAGGTGTGGAAAGATACACGATTTTAATAAGGTATGTTACAAAAATAGACAGGTAAGGGGTATATCTGATGCAGATAAGTTCAGAAAGACTTATAAATGGCATAAAAAGAGTGAAGAAATAAGGGCTAGGGATAAGCATTTATGTAGATGTTGTCTTGCTAATATTTTTGATACTCAACATGTTTTTAATTTTAATAAGTTAGAAGTGCATCATATTGTTCCTTTAGAGGAGGATTATAGCAAGAGATTAGATGATGATAACTTAATTACTTTATGTTGTTATCATCATAAATTATCTGACTCAAATGTAATACCAAGAAATATACTAAAAAGCCTTACCTATCCTGATGCAGATTTAGAGAAAATAAGGGCAGAGGTAGAGGGTATAACCATCCCCCCTACCCATTAATCTTATTTTTTTTAATTGCTTCAAAACCTACCTGCCCCCTAAAAGTGTGAAAAATGCCTAAAATGAAAATTTCATCAACTGTTGGTTGGATTAGGAGGTGATTTTTATGGCAAGACCAGCAAAAGCAATTGATACTAACTCAATGAAGATGAGTAAAAAAGAAAGAAAAGATAGAGAAGAAAATGAAAAAAAGTTAAGAGGAGATAATAACAAAATAAAACCATTTTCATATCTTACAAAAAGACAAAAAGCAATCTTTAAAGATATTCTGAATAATCTTAATAAAGACATTTTAAGTAATTTAGATACTTACTTATTAAATCAAACTGCTATTACTATTGAGAGATTGGAAAGTATAGAAAAGGCTATCAATGAAGCAAGTAAGGTAACAGATGATGATGGTAAAGTAAAGGATAAATTAGATGCCAAGACAATTATTAATTTAAAATCAGTTAGAGATATGTATTCTAAAGACTTTTTTAGATGTTGTAATGAATTGTCATTATCACCTCAAGCAAGAGCAAAGATATCTATTAATACAACACCACAAAAGAAAAAAACATTAATGGATATTTTAAATGAAGATGATGATGACAATGAAGAATAATATTATTGAGAGTCATCCAAGTTATATTTATGCCAAAAAGATAGTTGATGGAACAATCAAACCACCACCATTGTTTTATGAATTAAATGGTGAGAAAAAGTTCATACCTCCAAAGTATGTAAAAAAACAATGTAAGATATTTTTGGATATAGCAGATAATAAAACAAGTAAATACATCATTGATACCAATAGAATAAAAAAGATTGATAAGATATGTAAGATATTAGTTATGGCTAAAGGTATTAAGACAGGACATAAAATATATAATGCATTATCAGGTTATCAATGGTTAATTATTGTTGCGAGTCTATGTACTGTCTATAGAGATAACAAAAGAAAAAGAAGATACGAAACAATCATATTAGAGATATGTAGAAAAAATGGTAAAACATTTATAGTTGCTCTTATTATTCTATTGTTATTTTATCTAGAGCCAAAATATTCTAGATTTTTCTCTGTAGCACCTGATGGAGCACTAGCAAAAGAAATAAAACAAGCCCTAGAACCATTAATAAAGGCAAATGCTAATATTTTTGAAGAGGGTGAGTTTAAAATATTAAGAGATTGCATCAGACATACTGCAACAGATACAGTATATACACCTTTAAATTATTCAAAAGACAGGATGGATGGTAAAGAGCCATCTGTTTTTGTTGCAGATGAAGTTGGAGCATTACCAAGTGCATATCCTATTGAAGCCATGAGGTCAGGACAATTATTAGTAATAAATAAATTAGGTTTTATTATTTCAACTAAATATCCAACAACTGATAATCCTATGGAAGATGAAACAGGATATGCTAAAAAAGTTTTAGATGGTATTATTGATGATGAAAAAGTATTTGCATTATTATATGAACCAAATGAAACTAAAAATTGGACATCAGATGATAATATTATATTGCAATCTAACCCTCTTGCATTAGAGATAGAAGCAGTATATAAAGATTTACTTGATAAAAGAAGAAAAGCAATTGAGATTGAAAGTAAAAGAGAAAACTTTTTAACAAAACATTGTAATATTATTTATCAAGGAGCAGGTACAGAGAGTTTTGTTGATGTAACAGAAGTTCAAAAATGCAAAGTTGAAAAAATTGATTGGACAGGTAAAGAGGTATATATTGGTGTTGACTTATCAATGTCAAATGATAACTGTGCAGTAGCAATGACAAGTAATGATGATGATAAGATATTGGCAGAAGCAATATCATTTATACCGGAGGGAAGAATTGAAGAAAAAAATCAATTTGAAAAAGTTAATTATTATGAGTTTATTAATGCAATGAAATGTATTGCATGTGGTGATAGAACTGTTGATTATAAAGTTATAGAGGATTTTGTCTTTGCAATAGAAAGTAAATATGATGTAGTTGTAATGGCAATAGGATATGATAGATATAATGCATTATCATCTGCTCAAAAATGGGATGAAAAATACAATACAGTTCAAATAAGACAACACTCTGATACTTTGCATCCACCTACTAAATTACTTTATGAGAAGATTATGGATGGAAAGTTTGAATATGAAGAAAATAAACTATTAGAGATAAACTTTCAAAATGCTAGATGTGTATATGATACTAATATGAACAGATATGTTAATAAAAAGAAATCAAATGGAAAAATAGATATGGTTGTAGCACTTATTAATAGTATTTATCTATTACAACAAGAAGTATTTCTTGAAAATGGAAACTTTTTTGTTCAAGTTGCTTAACTTTCACATTTTTCACATTTGTATTATGCTATAATGTATGTATGAGATAATCAAAACAGATAGGAATATCTGTTTTTCTTTGCATGAAAAGAGGTGAAAAAATGGCATTTATTGATTTATTTATTAAAAGAGAAGCAAGAGAAGAAACTAAAGAAGTTGAAGTAACAGATGAACAAGTAAAAGAAGAAAATAATCCTCAAGATTTGTTATTAAAATCTCTATTAAGAGGTGAAGAAATTACAAAACAAAATGCTTTATCTGTACCTGCAGTATCTAGTGCAGTAGATATGTTATCTAGTCTTGTTGCTCCATTACCTGTAAAACTATATAAAAAGTCAAAAGGTGAAGATGGCAAAACAAAAATAGAAGAAGTAGAAGATGATATCAGATTAAATCTTTTAAATCAGGACACAGGTGATTTATTAGACCCATTTCAATTAAAAAAAGCAATTGTATATGACTATTTAGTTAACAAGGGTGCTTATGTTTATATTGATAGAGTTAAAAATGATTGTAGGTCATTAAGATATATTGAACCTGATTATGTATCACCTCAAACTAATTATGACCCTATTTTTAAAGATGCTAAATATTTAGTTAATGGAAAAGAGTATGAAGTTTACAATTTTCTTACTATTTTAAGAAATACTAAAGATGGAGTCAAAGGTGTTAGTGCAGTAGAGGAAATATCAAAATCAATTGAAACTGCTTTTACTACAATTTTATATGAATTAGGAATTGTAAAAAAAGGTGGAGCAAAAAAAGGATTTCTTACTGCTACACGAAAGTTAGGTAAAGATGAAATAAAATTATTAAAAGAAGCATGGAATAGATACTATGGTGGAAACAATGAAGAAAATGTAATTGTTTTAAATGATGGTATAGAATTTAAAGAGGGAGCAAACTCTTCTGTTGAATTGCAGATTAATGATAGAAAGAAAACTTTGAAAGATGATATTAAGGAAGTATTTCATATATTTGATGATTATAATACCACTATTAAAGTTGGAGTTATGCCTATTATAAGTGCAATGGAACATGCATATAATAAAAATCTTTTATTAGAGTCTGAAAAAGGGCTCTTTTATTTTGCAGTTGATACTAAACAAATAATTAGAGGCAATCTAAAAGAAAGATTTGAAGCATATAAAATTGCATCTGATACAGGATGGTTGACTAAAAATGAAATTAGAAATCAAGAAGATTATGACTCTATTGAGGGATTAGATGTTGTAAGTATGAACCTTGCAAATGTTTTATATGATATTAATTCAAAAAAATATTATACACCTAACACCGGTTCAGTAATGAATATGGAAAATGGAAACAATGGAGGAGGTGATAATGATGAAAATCCAAGTTAGAAATGATATGGTAGTTATAGATGGTTATGTTAATGCAGTAGATAGATTTTCTAAAGTCTTATATGATAAAAAAGGACAATTTATTGAAAAAATATTACCATCTGTTTTTAGGAGGGCACTTGAGAAAAATCCATCTGTTAAAGTTCTTTTAGACCATGATTATGATAAAGAATTGGCAAATACCAAAGATGATACTGCAAAACTTTATGAAGATAACATAGGTTTAAGAGCCACAGTTGAGATAACAGACCCTGATGTTATAGAAAAAGCCAAAAAGAAAAAATTAAGAGGATGGTCTTTTGGATTTATTTGTAATAAGGATGAAGAAGTTATCAACAAAGATGGAATACGAGAAAGAAGTGTAAGAGATATTGATTTATTTGAAGTATCAATTATTGATGATAAAAAAATACCTGCTTACATTGGAACAAGTATTGAAATGAGAGATGAACAACCAACAGTAGTTGAATATAGAAGTGAAGAGTTTGAAGATGACTCTTTTTCTTATGATGAAGAAAGTCAAGAAAAGACTCCAAACTTTAATGAAATGACAGCCTCTCAAAAGAGAGAAGTGTTAAATAGTGCTTATAGTCAACTATTTAAAGATGGTTGGTTGGAGGACTATGATGATGGTTTTGTTTATGGAACAATCCAAAGTGATAGTCAATTGTATAAGATGCCTTATTCAATAACTGATGGAACAGTATCAATTGATAGTAATAATCAAGTGAAAGTTGTTCGTGGAGGTTATAAAGAAATAAGAGCAGATGAGGAAGTGCCTGAACAACCACAAAATGTGGATGTTGGAAAAATAGATTACTCAAAGTATGAAAATATTCTAAAGGAAATTAAGGAGGGATAATATGAATATTAAGAAACTTAATGAGGATAAGAATACAAAGGTTGCAGAAATGGAAACTTTGTTAAATGGAGTAAAGGCAGAAGAAAGAGCCTTTACAGAAGATGAACAAAAACAATTTGATGAATTAAAGAGTCAGATTGAAGCAATCAACAAAACTCTTGAAGCATTTGAAGCAAGTAGAGAATTAGTTGATGATGCAGAAAAAGAAGAGGAAAAACAAAAGGAGGAAGAAAAAATGTCAGAAGAAGAAAGAGCATTAGAATTAGAACAAAGAGATATTGAAAACTTTGCTAAATACATAAGAAATGAAGTTTTAACTGAAAATAGAGCAGGTGGCTCATCATTTTCACAAGGAAATAATGGAGTAATTGTACCAACAACAATTGCAAATAAAATTATAACTACTGCATTTAATATGAGTCCAATTTTGGAAAAAGCAACTAAATATAACACTAAAGGTAAATTAGAAATACCTGTTTATGGTAAAGATGATAATGATGATATTACTGTTGCTTATGGACAAGATTTTACTGAATTAGTAGAAAAAGCAGGTAAGTTTACTTCTGTTACATTAGAAGATTATTTAATTGGAGCATTAGCAAAGATTGGTAATTCATTAGTAAATAATACTGATATTGATTTAGTAAATGTTGTTATTAATATTATTGCAGAATATGTAAAACTATTCCTTGAGGGAGAAGCATTAAATGGTACTGAAAACAAAATTGCAGGATGTAGTGAAATCCCTGCAACTCAAACAGTTGAAACTGCAGTAGCAGGAGTTATTTCTTATGATGATTTAGTAAAAGTTAAAAATAAAGTTATTCAATCATTTAGAAAAGGTTCTATTTGGGTTATGAACCAAGATACTCAAACAGTGGTTGAAACAATGAAAGATGGTAATGAAAGACCTATGTTCTTACCAGACCCAACAGGTGAGTTTGATGGTATGGTATTAGGATATCCTGTATATGTATCTGATAATATGGAAGGTATTGCAGGTGGTAAATCACCAATCATCTTTGGTAACTTTAGTGGATTAGCATTAAAAACTACTAAAGAATTAGAAATCCAAGTTTTAAGAGAAAAATATGCTACTCAACATGCTACAGGTGTAGTTGCATGGTTAGAGTGTGATATTAAAATTGAACATCTTCAAAAATTATCTAAATTAACTATTAAATCTGCTTAATAAGAGGTAAATAATGTATCTAGTATTAAAAGGATTTGCAAATAATGAAATATCTGCAGTTAAGGGCAAGGTAATCAAAAATATTGATAAAAAATTAGCCTCTGCCCTTATTGAAGCAGGTTATATCACTCCATATTCTAAACAAGATATGTCTAATAAAGAAAAGGATGATGAAATTAAAAATCTTAATTCTCAATTAGTAGAAAAAGATGCAGAAATCCAAACTTTAAAAGATAAAGTTGAAGAATTGGAGAAAACTATTGAAGAATTAACTGCACCATCAGTAAATGATGATAATGCAGATAATAACGAAGATAATGGAGATAATTTAGATAATAATACAGACTCTAAACCAATAGAAGATGGAGAAAATGGTGAAGAGTCAAAAAATAATCCTGATGAAAAAGATGATGATAAATCATCTAAAAGTAAGAAAGAGTAAGTAATTCAATTGTTCAGGCAAACTCCCAAGGATAGGAGGAATAGTTATGATTACTAAAGTTAGTGAAATAACAGTAGATGAGATTAAAACTTATTTACGAATATCTGAAATATCAGAGAAAGATGAAAAATATCTTGAAACAATAAAAAAAATTATAATTGACTATATCAAAAACAATACAGGTCTAACAGATGATGACATAGATAAATATTCTGATTTGGTTGCAGTATTTTATGTACTATGCCAAGATTTATATGATACTAGGTCATATTATGTTGATAATAATAATGTTAATGTTATGGTTCAATCTATATTGGATATGCACTCAAGGAACTTATTATGATGAATACTGTTAAAAATGCAGGTAAATATAATAAACTTATTGAAATATGTAGTATTGTGGATGTTATAGATGATGCAGGTTTTTCTAAACCTACTGAAACAGTAATATTAAAGACTTATGCACAGGTAAAAACTACTAAAGGTTTTACTTTAATTCAAAACAATTCAGATTTTGAAAAAGCATATACAAACTTTACTATTAGATATCCTGCAAAAACTACTATAACTAGAGATATGTTTATTAAATATAATAATAAGACATACACTATTGAATATTTAAATAATATTGATGAAAACTCTGTTGAGTTGGAAATACAAGCGAAAGTGGTTGTTAAGTAATGGCACGATTTAGTATTGAATTACCAAACGATTTAATAAAAGAGTTTGAAAAATTATCAGTTGAAACTCCTGAAATGATGGGAGAAATGACAAAAGCAGGTGCAGAAGTTGTTGAAAAAAATGTCATCAACAATATGTCTAGGTCATTTAAATCAACTGATAGGCTAAAAAAGTGTTTATTTGTTTCAAAAACATATCGTACTCCATCAGATGATAGCATTAATAATAAAGTAATGATATCAGGTTATTTGGATGCAGAAAAAAAGCATCCTGCACCATTGGTTGCAATGGCAAGAGAGTATGGAACGAGCAGAGGAGAGGCTAAAAAGCCTTTTTTTAGGAAATCTTTTAGAAAACAAGAGATTGAAAGTGCTATGAAACGAATTGAAGAAAAATATTTACCAAAGGAGTAGTTATGAATACAGAAATAGAGAGCATCTTTAAAGACTTTGAAGTTGATAGTGTTAAAATACCTATTGCATTTATTAAATATAGAGGTAAAGAAAAAACATACATTACTTATCATGAAATAGACCATATTCCTGAATTAGAAGCAGATGACAAACTTTTATATAGTTCATCTGTTTTTGATTTTGATGTATATACTGATGGTAATTATTTAAATATTGTTTCAAAAATTAAAGAAAAAATGTCGGAAAATGATTTTGTTTGGATTGAGGATAGTCCTGATATGTTTGAAGAAGATACAAGACTATATCATAAAACAATTACATTTGCCAAGGAGAGGAGTGTGTTATAGATGGCACAAATAGGATTAAGACATTTTAAATATTCACCAATTGGTGCAAATGGTAAATATACAGGTGTTAACGAGATGGTAGGTGCAATTAAGGCAACACCATCATTAAATGTTGCAGAAGCAGATTTATATGCAGATGATACTGTTGTAGAAAGTGCATCAGAAGTAACTAAAGGTACTTTATCTTTAACAGTTGCAGATGATGATGATACAATCTTTGCACCATTATTAGGACATACTACTACAGAAAATGGTGAAGTTCTAAAATCATCAGATGATGTTGCACCTTATGTAGGCTTTGGTAGAGTTTTAGTTAAAATGGTTAATGGTGTAAAAAAATATAAGGCAGAGTTCTTTTTAAAAGTAAAATTCAAACCTTTTGCTAACGATAGTGAAACTAAAGGCGAGAGTATTGCTTTTCAAACACCAACAGTTGAGGGAAACATTTATGTTGTTGATACAACAGTTGATGGTGCAACAAAACCATTATATGAAAGACACAAAACATTTGATACTGATGCAGAAGCACAAGCCTATTTAGATAATTTAATGAGTGCAGAATAAGTGCATCATAATAAATGGGTTAGTACATTATGTATTAACCCATCTTTTTTATTTTAAGGAGGTAAAGAAAGATGAAAACAAACTTAATTTATTTAGATGAGGAAACAAAAAAGTTCCCTATTATTTTTACATTAAATGTAATGGAAACAATTCAAAATGAATATGGCTCTATGGATGAGTGGAAAGAGCATATCTTTACAAAAGATAAAGATGTAGAACCAAATGTCAAAGATTTATTATTTGGATTAACAGAAATGGTTAATGAGGGAATTGAAATCTTTAATGATGAAAATCCTGATGCAGAAAAGTTACAACTTGTTAATACAAAACAAGTAGGTAGAATTGTTACTAAAATTGGATTAGAAAAATCTATTAGTAAATTAGGTGAGAGCATTATAGATGCCAATCAAACAGATAATTCAAAAAACGAATAATCCACGAGGAAGATGAAGTAATAATTGATTTCTCGTGGTTATTATTTGTAGGTCATACTCTATTAGGTTTTACTGCAAAAGAAGTAAAACACATGACACTTGGTAAGTTGATGAAATTATATAATCATTATCAAAATTATTATGATTTTACTTTATCAAAGAGAACCTATAGAGAATTAGAAGAGAAAATAATGGAAAGTGAAGAGTGGACTCCTGATGATTAGGTGTCCTTTTTTACTGATAAGAGAGGAGGTATGTTATGAGTTCATTTGGTGGTACTGTCAAACTTTCAGGAGAAACTGAATATAGAAAAGCATTAAGTGAAATTGTTTCTAATTTAAAAGTTATGTCTAGTGAGATGCAGATAGTAACTGCAACTTATGGGAGAAATGATAAATCTGTACAAGGACTAGCAGAAAGAAATCAAGTTTTAAATAAACAGATTGAAGCACAAAAGGAAAAAGTAGAAGTTTTGACAAAGGCTTTAGAAGAGTCTAAAGCAGAAACAGGAGAAAGTTCTGCTACTACTCAAAAATGGCAAACTGAATTAAATAAAGCAACTGCTCAATTAGTTTCTATGGAAAAAGAAGTAAAAGACAACGAAGAAACAATGAAAAAATCAAGTGAAGCCACAGAAGATAATGCAGATGAAGTTAAAGAATTAGGTAATGAGTCTGATAAAGCAGGTAAAAAGGTTTTATCTCTAGGAGATATAATTAAGGCTAATTTAATAAGTGATGCTATTAAAAAAGGTATATCTGAACTTGTTGATGGTATGAAGAAACTAGGCTCTATGTTCATAGATGTTGGGAAACAAGCATTAGAAAGTTATGCAGATTATGAACAATTAGTAGGTGGGGTAGAAACATTATTTAAAGATAGTGCAGGTATAGTACAAAATTATGCTAATAATGCTTATAAAACTGCAGGTTTATCTGCAAACCAATATATGGAAACAGTAACATCATTTAGTGCCTCTTTATTACAAAGTTTAAATGGAGATACTGCTAAATCTGCAGAGATAGCAGATATGGCAATAACAGATATGGCAGATAATGCTAATAAAATGGGTACTTCAATGGAAAGTATTCAAAATGCTTATCAAGGCTTTGCTAAACAAAATTATACAATGTTAGATAACTTGAAATTAGGTTATGGTGGAACTAAAACTGAAATGGAAAGACTTTTAGCAGATGCAGAAAAAATAACAGGAATTAAATATGACATTAAAAATCTTAATGATGTATATTCTGCTATTCATGTTATACAAGGTGAACTTGGAATAACAGGAACAACTGCAAAAGAAGCAAGTTCAACAATTCAAGGTTCAGTTGCTTCATTAAAATCTGCATGGAGTAATATGCTAGTTGGTATTGCAGATGACAATGCTAATTTTGAGGGATTAGTTGATAATCTAGTTGAAAGTTTAATAACTGCTTTAGATAACATTATACCTAGAATTGAAGTAATAATAGGTGGTATTGGTGATATGATAGTTGCCTTTGCAGATGAAATACTACCTAAATTATTAGAAATAGGTATGAATACTATAGATAATTTAGTTCAAGGTATGTCATCAAATATGCCTAGAGTTCTTGAAAGTGTTAATAATATAATATCTAGTTTAATAAGTGGATTAACAACTATTTTGCCACAGATTGCAAATGTAGCAACACAGGTTATTATGCAATTAGTAACAACATTAGTTCAAAATCTACCTCAAATAATAGAGTGTGGTATTCAAGTATTATTATCATTAATAGATGGATTAGTACAAACTATTCCTGATTTAATACCTGTAATTGTAGATGCAGTAATAACAATTGTTGAAACATTAATAGACCATCTAGATGAAATAATAGATGCAGGTATTCAAATAATATTTGCATTGATAGATGGAATTATTGAGGCTTTACCTAAACTAATAGATAAAATGCCTGAAATAATTGATAAATTAATTACTGCAATAACAAATAATCTACCTAAAATAATCCAAATGGGAATTACTTTAATTATTAAATTAGCAGAGGGATTAATAAAAGCAATACCTCAATTAGTTTCTAAAATACCTCAAATAATAACTGCTTTAGTCAAAGGACTAGCAAATGGTGTTACTCAAATGGCATCAGTAGGTCTTGATATGATTAAAGGGTTATGGAATGGTATTAGTAATTCATTGAATTGGATTAAAGACAAAATAAAAGGTTGGGTAGGTAATGTATTTAAGTTTATCAAAAAATTATTTGGAATTAACTCACCATCAACCTTATTCAGAGATGAAATAGGTGTAAACCTTGCAAAAGGTATTGGTGTAGGTTTTTCAGATGAAATGGATGATGTAAATAAAGAAATAGCAAATGCAATCCCAACAGATTATGATGTAGGAGTCAATACTACATTACATAATGATATTACAAGTTCATTTAACAATGGTGTACTATCTCAAAGTGAGTCTATTGCAGAAGCAGTAAGAGATGCTTTAACAGGTATGTATGTAAAATTAGATGGTGATAAGGTAGGAGAAATAGTTGTAAACAAAGTAGAGGATGTGATTTATACATGAGTAAGAATTATTTAATTTTTAAAGGTATTAATAGTAATACATTTGATAATTTGGTTATAAGTGAATTATCTCCTATCTCATCCCCTGAAATAAGAGTAGATATTACTGAAATAGATGGTGCAGATGGTGATATTGTAGATGAATTAGGTTATAGAGCATATAATAAATCTATCAAAATAGGATTAAAAAACTCTAATAATATAGATAAAATAATAAAATATTTTAGTGGTTCAGGAGATTTAGTTTTATCAAATGAACCTGATAAAGTATATAAAGCACAAATATACAGTAAAGTTGATTATGAAAGACTTTTGACATTTAGAACTGCTAAAGTAACATTTCATGTTCAACCATTTAAATATGCTTTAAATGAACCTCCATTTGTGTTTAATATAACAAATGAAACAGAGGTTAAAGTAACAAATGTAGGTCTTGAGAAATCAAAACCTATTATTACTTTATATGGTGATGGTGAGGTAACATTAACTATAAATGGTTATGATGTTTTTACAGTTAATATTGATGATGAGTTTGTTGTAATTGACTCTATGCAATTAGAAGCATACAAAGGATTAATATTAAAAAACAGAAAAATGTCAGGCAATTTTCCTATTTTAGATGTAGGAGTCAATACTATCAGTTGGACAGGTAATTTAACTAAATTAATAGTAGAGCCAAAAAGTAGGTGGTTATAATGATTAGTGTATATCCATCTACAGAAAAAGATTTTAATGATAATGGTCTAAAAATATTAAAACCATTAAAAGCATTAATTAGAAAAGAAGATAATGGAGATTATTATTTAGATATTAAGGATAAAATTGATTTTATTGATTATTATCAAGCAGATATGATTATAAGGGTATCAACACCATGGGGATATCAACCATTTAGGTTGACTAATCCAAATGTAGAAAATGATATTATAACTTGTAAAGCATATCATGTGTATTTTGATAGTAAAAATTATATTATTAGAGATAGTTATGTTGTAGATAAGAATTGTAATGATGCTTTAGACCATCTTAATATGGCTACAGATAATCCATCTCCATTTACAACTATTTCTGATGTAACTAGAGTTAATTCTTTTAGATGTATAAGACACTCTTTAGAAGAAGCCTTTGCAACAGTAGTTGAAAGGTGGGGAGGACACCTTGTTAGAGATGGCTTTAATGTGGCTATAAGAGATGAAATAGGTGAAGATAGAGGAATTGTATTATCTTATGAAAAAAACATCAAAAAAATGGTAAAAAAAGAGATTTGGGATAATGTTTTAACTAAAATATTACCTGTTGGTAAAGATGGTATTATGTTACCTGAAACTTATATAGAACTTGATACACAATTATATGATACTCCAAAATCAAAAGTTATATCTTTTGACCAAAGTAATATAGTTGAAGATGATTATACTATTGATGGAGAATTAGATGAAAATGCTTATAATCAAGCATTAATAAATGATTTAAGAAACAAGGCTCAAGAATACTTAAATGTAAATAAAGTACCTAGAGTTAATTATTCTGTTGATGCTTATATAAAAAATGTATCAGATGTAGGAGATATTATATATGTTAATCATCCCAAATGTAAAATCAATTTAACTACAAATGTAATTGCTATAGAATATGATGCAATTGCAAATAAATATACAAAGATAGAGTTTGGTAATTTTAAAAGTAAATTAAAAAACTTAATTCAAACAGTAACATCATCAATTACAAATGAAGTAAAGAAAGAAAACAATGAAATTATTGCTAAATTAGAGTCTGAATTAACAGAAGCCACAGAAAAAATAAGACAATCAATGGGAGAGTCTTATTGTATTTATGATGGAGATAAAATACTTGTAGTTGATGCTTTACCAAAAGAAACTGCAAGAAAATGTATCATGATTAGCAATGGTGGAATAGGTTTTAGTCAAACAGGTATTAATGGTACATTTAATTCTGCATGGACTATTGATGGAACTTTAGACATGCAACAGATTAATGTTATTAATTTAGTTGCAGATATGATTAAAGGTGGAACATTAAAATTAGGTTCTAACTTAAATGAGTCTGGAACAATGGAATTATATGATGAAACAAATAGGTTAATTTGTCTTTTAGATAAGACAGGATTAACTTTTTTTAATAATGATAATTCATATATTAAGATTAATCCGGAAGTAGGTTTTGCAGGTTATGATGTAAACAATGTTAAAACATATTGGGTTGATGGTGATGAGTTTCATCAAAGAAAATCAGTAGTTGAAGAGGAAATAACAATTGCTAATAAGTTAAGAGAAATCCCAATAACTATTACAGAAAATGGAAATATAGTCAATGATGGTATTGGCTATGTTGCAGTAGTATAGGAGGTGTTTTATGGCAAGTGTTCAAACAGGGTCTTATGATGGAAGATACTTAAAATTAAGTGTTTGGGAAGAAAGCACAAATATTGCTAATAATACCTCTACTGTTAGATGGAAATTAGAGTCAATTGGTGGTAATGTTAATTATTATACTATCTACAATTGGGGTGTTTGGGTACATGGACAAGAAAAGTATGGAACTCAAACTACTAATTGGAACTCTTATAATTTCCCTGCATCAACAGGTTCAAGAGAGGGTACAGTAACTGTTACCCATAATAATGATGGTACTGCATCAGATGTTGGATTTACATTAAAAGGTAGTGTTTATTACAATAGAAATAATACTTACAATGGAAGTTGTCCTTTATCAACAATACCTAGACAAGCAAATGTTACAAGTGCTACAGATTTTAATGATGAACAAAATCCTACAATAAAATATAATAATCCCGGAGGATTTAGATTAAATGCTAGATTAGAGTTTGGTGGGGTTAATATTCAAAGAGATAATATTGGAAATAGTGGCACTTATACATTTAATCTTACAAGTGCAGAAAGAGAATTATTAAGGCAAAAATGTACAGGTAATTCTATGACAGTAAGAGAGGTTATTGCAACTTGTATAAGTGGTACAACAGAACAATTTTGGTCTTGGCAAGATAAAACCATGACAATTGTCAATGGAAATCCAACTTTTGCAAGTTCTAATATCTCTTATGAAGATACAAACAGTTCAATTGTTGCTATTACAGGTAATAATCAACATATAGTACAAAATAGGTCTAATTTAGAAGTAACATTTACAGGTGCAACTGCAAAGAAATCTGCATCAATTGTCAGATATGAGGTTACATTTAATGGTTCAACTCAAAATAAAACATCACCAACAACAATTAATTATGGTACTGTTAATTCTAGTCAAAACTTATCAGTATCAATTAAAGCAGTTGATAGTAGAGGAAATAGTACAACTGCATCAAAAACAATAACTATATTAGGTTGGGTTCTACCTACTGCATCTATCCTTGCAAAAAGGGTAAATAACTATGAAGATGACACAAAGTTAAAGGTTGCAGTTACCATTTCATCAGTAAATAACAAAAATGCAATCCAATCAATAAAATATAGATATAGAAAATCAGGAACATCATCATATAACAGTTATACATCTTTAAGTGATAATGTAGAAACAACTGTTGTTATTGATAAGTTGTTTGCTTGGGATTTTCAAGTAGTTATACAAGATAAGTTTGGTACAACTACTTACAATCTAGTAGTACCAAAAGGTATGCCAATATTATTTATAGATATATTATTACAATCTATAGGTATTAATTGTTTCCCATCTGTTGCAAATAGTTTGTTTGTAAATGGAATAAACTTTTTTGATTTATTCCCAATAGGTTCTTGTAAGATGACAACAACAAATGTTAATCCACAAACTGTATTAACAGGTACTACATGGGAATTAACTACATCAGGGAAGTTTATTAGTGGAGTAGATAAGACATTTTATTTATGGACTAGAACAAGTTAAAGAGGAGGTAGAAAGATATGGAAAATAAAATATTTAATGTTTTAGTTAATTTTGAGGGTTCTGATAGTTTAACATCAGATGTTATCACTCTAGTTAAGGGTGATTATAATTCAGTTGACCTTGTTTTTCAATTTAGTAAAACAGGTACACTACAATTATTTTATTTATTAAAGCCAAATGGCAAAGTTTATGTTACTTCTATTAATAATAATAGAGTAACTATTGATGACCCATCTATATTTGATGTAACAGGTAGATATTTCTTTGGTGTATCAATATATGATGAAGATAGTAAATTAACAAATAGTAAAAAATGTCTTATTGAAGTAGTAGATAGTGGATTAGAAATTGACCCTAGTGATATTGAGTCAGATAGTAATTATCAAATACTAGATGATTTAATTAATAGAGTTGAGGGATTAATTCCTACCTATAATGCAAATGCAGAAGCAAAATTACAAGAGTTTAATACAAATGCTTCAAGTCTATTAGATACATTTAATAGCAATTATGATGCAAAATTAGATGGATTTAATGCAAATGCCTTACAAATAGAGGAAGATGCCGAAGAAACAACAGGTATTACCTTTAGTGAGTGGGGTAATTCAAAGAGAATTGAAGAGAGTATCAAAAATCATTTTGCTTTGACTCCTGATTATGGTGTATATACTGTTAGATTTCCTTTATGGGATACAAGTAATACATGTCAAGGTGAAAAATTAGATGCAAATATTGGTAAATCAATAACTCCTGCAACAGATACAGTTGAGGAAGTTAATAATTATAGTGAAGCATGGCAAAGTTATGATGTTAATGCAGTAGTTGATAGCAATGGTGTAAGACATGTAACATCAATTAAAGGTATGCCAAACTATAAAGATACAGGAAAAGTTGATGTTTTCTGCTTATTTAGAACCTATTATCAGAAGATTTGGGAAGAGGATGGATATTTATACATTTCTAGGTCATTTATGCCTAGAAAAGGCTATAATGTAGTGCCACAGGCTATAAATAAAGATGGTACTATTAGTCCTTGGTTCACAATTGGTAAATATGTGGTAGGAGATATTGATGGAACTTTATATAGTTCTAAAGGATTAATACCTGCTCACTACTTATCTAATCCAACAGGTGATGAAGAGTTTTCAGATGGTATATCATATAGTGGATGTGTTGGTTTGATGCATCAAAAAGGTTCTTATTATAGTGCAGGATTAATGTCTGACTATATGCATATATTAACTACTTTCTATCTTCAATTTGCAACAAAGAATACTCAATCAATTCTAGGTGGTAATACAGAGAATAATTATCAATATAATGTATCTGTTGCAGAGTCAAATGTTAATAGAGTAGTATTAACTACTGCACAGGCAAATAATATTGATATTAATACTTATGTATCAGTAGGTGATAGAGGTACTGCAACAGATAATGATAGAAGTAAAGGATATATGCATAATTTAGCCTATGATGTAAAAGTAATAGGCAAAGAAGTAGTAGATAGTGGACATACTGCATTAATTCTAGAACATGCACCAATAACTACAACAACTACCACTTGGGTATCAACTATGCATGAAAGAAGTGGATATAGTGATGATATTCTAGGTAGAACAGGTTCTGTTGGCTCAAATACTAATCGTAAGCATGGTATGGTATTCAATGGAATAGAATTGAGTGTAGGTGGATATGAAGTAGCAGGAAATGCATTTATGGACATAGTAAACTCATCAGGAGATAGAGAGGTTTATTATACAAATAATGCTTCTATCCTTACTACAAATATAACAACTGCAAAGAACAATTATAAAAAGTCAGATTTAGTAATTCAACCTGCATCATTAAATGGATGGAAGTATATTACTGAATATGGTTTTGATACAGAAGATGGAATTGCAGTACCTACTAAAGCAGGTCAAAGTGGTGCAGGTTCTACTGTAGGCTATGCAGATGGTTTATATGTAGATAGTGGAACATCAGGACAAAGAGAGTTCTTGTGGCTCGGTGCTCTGCATCATGGAACTCTTGCCGGTCTTTCCTGCCTCAATGCTATTAATACTGTGGCTTTTGCGTATTGGTATCTCCTCGCTCGCCTTTCAATCAATGGTGTTGGGGGTGAATTGTCCGAATAGGACAAGAGGGGCTCTCCCCTTGATTATAGAAAAAATAAAAATTCAAAATTAAATGCTTTCAAAATATTCAATAAATCAATAAAAAGTGATATAATGTTGAGTTGAGGATGTCAAAAAAAGAGGATTGTTCTTGTGGCTCGGTAATATGAATAATGGAACTAATGCCGGTCTTTCCTGCCTCAATGCTAATAATACTGTAACTAATGCGAATTGGAATATCCTCGCTCGGATTTCAAGTAAAAAATATAAGGAGTGATTTTTGACACCGTACCTTGGTAGGACATAATTCAATTTTGAATTAACTCTAGCATTGCTAAAACTTTGAGATTGTAACACCAACTTGAAAGCCACAATGTGGGTTAGTAAAGACATTATATGATATATAGATATAATGTGGGGCTAGTAAAATAAACTGAAAGTCCCTGATATCTTGAAAGGATGATAACAAATGAAAAGATATTTAAGTAAGTTTGATTTATCTTATGAGTTTGTTAAATATAGCATTTATGATTGCTTGGATGGTACTACAAGTGGTAAGCAAAGATGGACAAGACATGATACATCTTGTTTCATTGCAGAATATGTACAGAAGTGGGTATCACAATATACAAGTGATATCCCACCTGCTCATATTTTGGCTAAAAGGATAAGAAAAATAGCAAGAACAGATAGAACTGTCTTGCATAAAATGGTTGATTATATTGCTAAAGAGATGTATTTAGAGATAATTAATCATAATATACAACTATCTCCAATAATGTATGAAGAAAGATATGATACATCTGCAAAAAAGATGAGAAATATTGGAATTGCAAGTATGAAGCAACAATGTTATGACTATATTGCAGTAAATGCTTGTAAAAAGATGTTTTTGGCAAAGATAGGGCATTATCAATGTGCATCTTTATCAGAAAAAGGTCAAATATTTGGCAAAAATGCCATTGAAACATGGATAAGAACTAACCCTAAACAATGTAAATGGGTTTTTAAGTGTGATATTAAGAAGTTTTACCCTAGTGTTAATCATGATATCATTAAAAAGTATTTAAGAAGAGATATAAAGAACGATAGAGTGCTTTATTTGCTTTATACATTAATAGATACTTATGATGAGGGATTATGTATAGGCTCTTATTTATCACAATTCCTTGCTAACTACTTTTTATCATATCCATATCATTATGTGAGTGAAATGTTATATACAACAAGAAGAGATAATAGAATAAATCTTGTAAATCATGTTTTATTCTATATGGATGACATATTATTATTAGGTTCTAGTAAGAAAAATGTAAAAAAAGCATCTAAAATGCTTGAAGAATACTTGAATAATATGGATTTAACATTAAAACCATCATATCAATTATTCCCACTAGACTCTAGACCAATAGATATGATGGGATATAAGATATATACTTATAAAACTACTATCAGAAAGAGAATATTTGATAGAGCAAATAAGGTATATTTAAAAGCAAAAAGAAATAATTTTGAGTTGACTCTAGAGGATGCATATAAAGTAGTATCATATCATGGCTATTTTAAGCACTCATGGAGTAAAAAATACTTTAAGAAAGTAAAACTAAAAAAGACTCTAAAAAATGCAAAGGAGGTTATATCAAATGCAAGTAAGAGCAGTATTTAGTGAAAGACAACCTGAATATAGATACATGCCATTACAAAATGATTTGGCAGATGTATTTATTTACAGATTTGTAGAAGAAGTAACAGATGAAGATGGAAACACTTTATTTGTTCATGATTTTAATCAATTTAGAATTAATTCATCTGAAATAACAGAGAAGATGATAAAGAAAGACCCTTATAAATATTTAGATTATTCTCCATCAGATGAAAAAATCACTTTAGAGGATAGAATAAATACTCTAGAGGATGCTATAGTTGAAATGGCAGAGGTGATTTATAATGGTTAAGTTCTATGTTATGCAAATAAAACTTCACAAAATGACTCTTGAAGATGTTCCTGAAAGATGGAGAGCACAAGTTGAAGAAGCACTAGAGAACTAAATTATCACAAAACTCACACAAGAAGTATGTTATAATGTAAGTGTAGTAAAGACAACAGAAATGTTGTCTTTTTATGTACACTAAAGACAGAAAGGGCTAGGGATATGGAAGATAATAAGTTTCAAATAGAAGTGCTATCAAGGTTATCTGTTTTAGAAACATTAATAAAAGAGCAAGATTATAAGGGTGTAAAAGAAACAAGTGAAAATGCTATGAATAAGGCTCTAAATAATGAAAATAGAATTAAAAATCTAGAAGATAGTCAAAAATGGATTGTAAGATTGGTTCTAGGAGCAGTTATAGGTGGCATTTTGGCTTTTGTATTTAAAGTATAGTATAGGAGGTGTGTCTATGAGTAATAAAACATACGATATTTTAAAATATATTGCTCAAATAGTATTACCTGCACTAGGTACTTTATACTTTGCTTTGGCAAGTATATGGCATTTGCCTTATGGTGAGGAAATTGTCGGTACTATTACTGCAGTAGATACTTTTCTAGGGGCAGTATTAATGATATCAAGTTCAAACTATAAAAAAGAGAACAGTTGATGTTCTCTTTTTTATATAAACCAATGTAAAGGAGGAAAAAGAAAGATGGAAGAAAAAGAAATCAAAGAAGAAGTTACAGATGAAGTAACTGAAACAGATGAAGAATTTGTTGAGGCTGTAGGAGATACAGAAGAAGTTTACAATGAAAAAGAAGAGGAGGTAAAGTAATATGGGTAAAGTTATGAATAATACTCAATTTGCTAATATTGCAAGAGATATTGCAACAAAATATAAAACATTATATGTAATGGGATGTTTTGGTGCACCTATGAATAGTACCAATAAAACAAGGTATATCAATCATCACTCTTATAATGCTCAAAGTTCAAGAGCATCTAAAATAAGAAATGCAAGTGCAGATACATTTGGATTTGATTGTGTTTGCTTGATTAAAGGTATTCTATGGGGATGGTCTGGCAATACAGGTAAGATTTATGGTGGTGCATCTTATGCATCAAATGGTGTTCCTGATGTAGGTGCAGATGGTATAATGAAATATTGTACAGGAGTATCTACTAATTTTTCTAATATTCAAGTAGGAGAATTAGTACACATGTCAGGTCATGTTGGTATCTATATTGGTAATGGATTAGCAGTAGAGTGTACTCCAATTTGGAAAGATGGTGTACAAATAACTGCAGTAGGTAATATAGGTAAAAAAAGTGGCTATAATACTAGAACATGGGTTAATCATGGTAAATTAAATTATGTTGAGTATAGTCAAAATACTCCATCCACTCCTACAACAGACCCATTTCCTAATGTAAGTGATGAAGAACTTGCAAGAAGAGTATGGACAGGTGAGTTTGGTAATGGTGATGCAAGAAAACAGGCTTTAGGTTCTAGATATAATGCAGTACAGGCTCTAGTTGATAAAGGAGTAGGTAGAAATAGTACACCTGCACCTGCACCTAGTACAAAACTATCACTTGATGAAATTGCTAAAAAAGTAATCAATGGAGATTATGGTAATTATCCTGAAAGAAAGACAAAATTAGAAGCAGAGGGATATAACTATTCAGAAGTTCAAAATAGAGTAAATGAGATACTTAATTCATCAAATAAAGGGGCTTCTAATAGTTCAATTACATATACTGTACAAAGAGGTGATACTTTAAGTGGTATTGCTAAAAAATATGGTACTACATGGCAAGATATCTATAATAAGAATAAATCTTTAATTGATAGTGATGCTCAAAGACATGGAGTCAGAGCCAACTATTATAATTTCATCTATGCAGGTCAAGTATTAAAAATTAAATAAAAGATAAAATAAAAAGGCTAGGAGCAATCCTAGTCTTTTTTTGTGGCTTAATCTTCATCTTCTCTATACCAATATGGAGTAGAGCCATCTAACATTTTATGATGTTCAATTGTTGCCTCTGCACAATCTTTGCAGATTAATCTGTTGTAGTGTGAAGTGCCATATTGACAGATAGATACATATTTCTTTTCTCCACACCAATCACAAGTTGAAACTCTGTCAAAGTATAATACATTATTCTTTATGCACTCATTTCTGATAGCATTTCTTAAAAAGTCTGCTTTTCTAGTGTTAGTAACCTTTAATAATTCTTTTAAAGAGTCCATTTCTTCTTTGTTAAGGTCAACATTGAATTGTACTTTGTGCTTCTTACGATAATCAATATCATACTTTGTTTTATCAAACTTTGCCATAGACTTTTGACAATTTCTATTAAATGTGATAATATTATTAGCAGGAGGAGTGGTTTATTTACCACTCTTGCTAACCATATAAGGAATTGCTAACTCAATCTTTAATGTAATTCCTTTTTTTGTTATCTTAATGTTGATAACCTTTAATGAAATTGTCATCTTAACCTCCTTTCATTTTTATTTGTAATCTTTCTTGATTACATATATATTATAGCATACTACCTAGGTAGTGTCAATAATAAAATGAAAAAAAGTTAAAAAAATTGATGATTTTATTAAATAAGTAATGTATAAAACTTAATGAGTAGCCAACAGGTAGCCAACAAATGCCTTGTTTTCCCTTGAAATATAAGGTACATCAATTTA